CTTCCCTGATACCATTGTCGACAAACGTGTATCTGTAACAGGAACCACGGGGTATAAATGGGAGCTGGCAAGTAACTATAAAGGCTTCGATGATATTGACATGACATATTACCACCAACTTGTACATGACGCTGTAGAGGACGTGTTTGCAGTTGGAGACGGTAATATTATCTTTAAAGGTACTAAGTATGAAAGGAACTAAGTATGTTTAAGAGACTTAAGAATTTTATCTCTAAAAAGCAGGAAAAATACGAGCCTGTCATATTTGGTTTCATTGCTACACTACGAGGAGAAGATGATCTGGGTGACCGAGTGCCTACTCAGATCTTCATTATCCCTGGTGAAGAGGAAACTAAAATGTATGACGCGGTTAAATCTGATGAGTATAGCACGCTAACTTTATTAGATAATAACCGTATTCAATTTAAACCGCCTTATAAATCTACACTGTTGATGACTCCATTTTTCTCAGTTGAGGAAATTGATGAGGCTTTACGCACAATGCGAGACCAGGGGATTAAGAATGTTATTGGATGGAACATCCCACTTGATTAGGAGGCGTTATGATATATATAATTGACTCCAACTCAAATAAAACCCCATATCAGGTATTTCGCGTAATAAAGGTTTTCGAAAAGTATGGTGTAAAATACAAACTACTATCGACCTACAAGCGATGCGGTGATTGGGCAGATCTATATGTTACAGAAATAGACCCTAAAATAGTTAAAGGTATAATGGAAGCCCATAACTATGATCTTAAGAAACTAGCTAAAGCGCCTTATTCTAAAACAGTAACTGTTATGGGTAAACGCCATCCTGAAGCTATTAAGGAATACCGGTCAACTGGATTTATGGATAAGCGACTCAGTGAAATTGTAGACTGGTTTTCTAAGCATCCATATATGTTAAAGGCGGGTATTGTCTATGATGATCGCACCGGGGTATGCCTGCCCAACTTACGTAATGATGACTTCCGAACATTCTTACCTAAGAGTAAGAAGAAGAGTATTCGGCAGGCTGCTCTATGCCTAGCCTTTGATGAACTAGGTATCACTGAAGATGAAGTTGTTAAACCTCGTCCGAAAGCCGTCAGTTTTGGTATACATCGTAAAGGTGAGTCTAAGTGGGATTAAATTTTTTACATCCTACTATATAGAAAGAAAAAGGAGGATTCAGAAATGAATACAAATAAACTGTTGAATAGTGTAGCTGCAGGAGCTATCGCACTCTACTTGGTTGTTGTTGCAACCGAAACGTACGAGGGATCTATCCTGCAAGATAAGATTCATAGCGGAACTGAAAAGCTGAAGAAAGCTTTTTCTAGCAAAGACTAGAGTTGGGTATTTTACTCAGCTCTTTCTTTTTTTTTATTTCTTTTGTGTGAAGGAGGTTTTACATGAACCATAAAAAAGAGATAGAAAATGTATTGATATTTGGTTTGCGCTCATTTATATTTGTATTTGTCGTATCTGCTATACTTGATGAAATCAAAAAAGGAGAAGAAAAATGAAACGTGGCAGGAATAATAAGGCTAGACTTGGAGCTAATCTACTTCGTAAAATCCATAACGCTGAGACTGTTGTTATTAGTAGTCTAGGTGAACCAGTAAGAGCTTCTGGTAAAACAATGCATGTTGCGAACAATCTCTTCGTATTAAAAACTATGAAGAAGTATATCTACATAACAAAGGTTAAGCGATTGGATCCAAAAGTTATTAAGGCGATGGATGGTATTCTAAAACTCATCATGAGTGAATATTCATATGGTGAAAACGTATATCATGAAGAACCTACAGTTGAAAATGCGCTTATTCCAGAAGAACATAAGGAGAAGTTAAATGGATAAAATTGAAATGATAATGCAGAAGTACGGTGATAAAATTCAAGTAGGTTATAAGGCGCTTCGTGACCAGTATTTTGCTTATGAAATAATCTCAACATTTATGGTTTTTGCTATAATTGGTTTCTTCGTTAGCTTAATTGGATTATCTATTATTAACGTTACTCATGAAAATTTCGACAGAGACTATTTTGATAAGGAATGGTCAGGCTATAAAACCTATAGGTTTAAAAGACGATTAGTGTATCTTAATTTTATATTACCTATAATTTTTGCTATTATATTCTTTATCACATTGGTATTAATCCCTGTATTCGCACCAGATTATGGGTTTATTAGATCACTTATAGGAGATTAAAACATGACACAAGTAAAACTAAAACTAACGCCACAGAACATGCATGATGCACACAAGGAGCTTCAAGAAATCTTTGTTAAGAAGAATACCGACTATGGTAACTCCTTTGAAGAATCCCTTGAAAAACACGGCCTAATCGCTGCTATTGTTCGTATGGAAGATAAGATGTCTCGTTTACAGACATTATCTAAGCAAGATGCTCTGATAAAAGACGAGTCTATTATTGATACCCTAAAGGACCTTTCTAACTACGCACTTATGTCTGCAGTATGGTTGGAAGAAACGGCGAAGCAAGAGACCACTTCGAAGAAGGTTGAAAAATTCCTTTACGGAAGTGAACCTGTTGTGGTAGAGCGAGCTACACTAAATCCTCATAAACCATCGTTTGAGTTCGTTGAATTTGTGAACGCTTTAAATAAACTAGATAGGTCAATAAAATTCACACATAATCACTGGTTAGTCAATATTGAAACTTCTGATTTACAAGACGACACCGTGGATATCGCTGTTACTGATAAAACTAAAGCTTATGATTTTGTGAAGAGCTTCTTCAAAGACAAGGATAAGACTTTCGTATTTGAACACCTTCCTCATAAAGATCGTAATGCTATAGTTAAGTTCGTCCGTGTAACAGTCATTGACCGGATTGAACCTATTCCACTACCAAAACCTAAGCTAGCTCCTAAGATATTCAAGTCAGATGCTACCCGTCCATACACGGCCACATTTGGCGTTGACGACCATGGGCGGCCAATCGTGGTGAAGAACCATGGACATGATGACGTTTAATCCAGATAATGGAATGGATATTCTACGGACGATTAAGCCTCCGAAAAAGATGGGGCGTCCTAAGAAGTTTATAGACGATGAAGAAATTCTAATCTACAAGCAAGCAGGTTGGTCTAATAGGACAATCGCCGTTAGTATGGGTGTATCTAAGGACACTATCAACCGCAGAGTTAAAAGGCTGATTAAGGAAGGTGTTATCAACCCTGATAGTTACGACTATAATTTCAATAATCCTAGTGCTGCAGAACAACCTCGACGTAAAAACAAAGAGCGTTGGGAACGTTGGCACGGACCTGGAGTCTAATTTTTACATGTCTCTCTATAGAAAGAGAGGTATTTTACTATGAGTAAATTTATATATCAAGGTATGGAATATGATGAAAGCTACATCAAGAAGCATATGCTCTACTCTGAGAACGTTAATCGCCTTTATATGACTCGGGTTCTAAAAGAATATTTTGGAAACCGTTTCACAGAAAGAGCGCAACTTAAATTGGAGTTGATGGAGCATCTTATGTGGGCTTTCAGAGATGAACCAGAACAAGAGACGATTGATGCTATAGTAAAGGTTACTACAGAATTCAGACAAGAGGTTGAATGGACTAAACTTGATGAAGAAGCTATTCGCTATCTAGGTATTAAGGCCTTTACAGAACTCTATGAAGAGGAACGTGAACAACTTAATATGCTATGGCGCGACTTAGCAATTTAATCAAGGGAGGATACATTCCTCCTCTTTTTTTTTTCAAAGGAGAATGAAATGGAAGAAATACAACCAGGACTTGGAGCATTAACCTATGAGGAAGCTTTAAAGGTATTAGGATTTGATGAAGATGAAGATAAAGAGGAGTATCTATCATGAAACTATTCGTAACTGATAACGAGCTTGATGTAGGCGCATTTGGACTTAAGTCAATGTTTGGTAGGTCGGGTATTAAATATATGATGGCACACGATGGCGATGTTACAAAGGGTATTATCAAGACATTATGCACGATGGAGAATAAACTTGTTCCTAAATCAAAGGTACCCTATATTGACATCATTGACCACCAATGCGTTAAAATCCTAGGTACAGACCTTTATTACATCTACGCAGCACATCCTACGATTGAGAATCTTATTCATACTAAGCATACAGGGGCCACTCTGCATGGACAGATGATGGAGACGAACTCTGCTGTTATGCAAGTATATCGTCAGTCAAATGGTATTTGCTGGTATATCTCAGATAGACCATTCGAGTCTAATGTTCTCTCACCCATTACAATCTACAATCGAGGCAGTGGGTATTTTGAATTCTATGGTAAAGATGCTCCGATTGGTTCAGACTACTATATTGATGAGTTTAAGGAGTGGTGATATGGGGGTTTTGTATAAAGAATTAAAAGACCGCTACGACGCTATGGTTTATATTCATAACGAAGATGGGACTATTCGTGGTATGTCACTTTGGTTCAATGATATTACAGACCCTGACTCTTTTAAACGACAATTCCAGGACTATCGTTTCTGGAGAGCTAAGATAGCAGGGTTCTGGTATAAACTAAAGTACGAGGATTTTAAGCGTGGAATGGATGGTGTGGTAGGTGTATGCTTTGAATTAGTATGGGAGTAAAATATTTACAGACTACTATATAGAAAGATAAAAGGAGGTTCCAATCATGGAATTTGAAGGAAAAGAATATCAATCAGGTGGATGGTTTTCTGGGTTGCCAGGAGATGAAACTAAATACACGCTGTTGTTTGATGACGAATCGAACTGTTATATTTCCCCTATGGAAATGGAAAATGCAGTCTATCTTTGGGAAGAAGCCAAAGAGCAGAACGCAGAAGAAATTAAAAAGGGAGCAAATAAAGGTTTGATGATCGTCGGACTAGCTACAGCTGGATATTTGGCTTACAAAACTGGAGCTTTAGCTAAAGCCGGAAACTGGTTGAAGTCTAAATTCAAGAAGAATGAAGAAACTGTAATTATCGATCACAAAGAATAGGAGTTTGGGTTTTTACCCAGCTCTTATTTTTTTTTTTTTTGGAGGTATACAAATGGGAGCGAACTTTATTGAAATTCCGGTTGAGCGTGTTGATGTATGTATTAGATCTTCAGGTAGAGTGATTGCAAGACTTACACCTGAAATTATCGGGCCTTATACTGAAGCAACTACGTATGCGGATAATGAACCATATCTATCATTTTCAATGTTTAGTATCTTATTTAAGAAACAACAACGTAGTGGACGGTTTATGACTTTAGATGACTGGTCGCCTATTACAGAAGCTATTAAAAAGGGTATAGTTACATTTACTTTGGTAACGCCACCTTCTCTTAGCGATATTGTTTTGGAGCCTTTGAATATACTGTATAATCCAAATATCGAAATGTTTGAGTTTCGTGGAGCTATTAGAAAGGGAAGTGTAGATGGAAAGCAAAATGAAGAAAGTGCTGAGGGGTAGTAATGGGATATATGCTACTATCCATTTCACACGAGAGGAATTCGCAGATATTCGTAAGGAGCTTGGACTTAGTCCCCAAGATATTGAGGCGGACAAACCTTATGAAGTAGTAAAATAGAAGGAGACATATATGGTGAAACAAGTACGTAATTCTGAAGGACGGGTATTTAAACAGGCTTATGGTTCTCGAGAACATGCTCGCTTACTATGGAAGTCTATTAAAGTCCATATGTTCAAGCGTGGCGCTATCTTTGCAGATGATAGTTTCGCTGACTATGACCGGTCTACTCGTAAAGACCATATCGAAGCTCATAAATACTACGAAACCAAGGCTCGTAAAGAAATCAACGAAATTCGTAAACGTAAAGGGTTACTTACAATCCCTCTTCGTTCAACAGATTGGTATCATGAAGACCTTGTTTTAGAAGGATTGGAGGATGAGAAATATGCGCAAGTTATCTAATACAATTTACGCTTTCTTTATTATTGCTGTAACTAGCGTTATAGTTGCACCTATTGTTATCGGCCTATGTATCGTAGCTGAAAAGTACGAGTCCATTACTGTATTTGCCGGTATCATCGCAGGCCTTGTGTGTTATGGTTATATCAAGGTCTTATTCGACGTCCTAAGGGAGATCTTCCGTGAGGATAAGGACGATGAAGAAGATAAGCCGACTGTCGTATATTACCACAACTTCAAAGATCCAGGGCAGGCCTGTCCATGGACACCGTGGGATAAGGATAAACTATATGATAAGTTTAAAGAATCAAACGATGGTTATATCCGAAATCTAGAAAGTCGCTTTATCAAAGTCTTAGAACGGACAGGTATTGACCAAGTACATGCGGACATGAGGCACAAGCTAGCTCTTATGTTCTCTTACCTCAACTCCGCAGTTGATGAGAAGCATGGTATTACAGATGTTGATTTCTTCAAGGGTTGGACACTTGGTAGGGTCGCAGTTCTTATTAGTATTCCTATTAAGAATGACCCAGAACGCCAGTATATGTATGCGTATAATTTCGACTATGAAGCATTTGTCACTTCGGAAGATGGTACCGATACACGCTTTGTCATAGTTGTAGATGAAGACGGTAGCTTATCTTGCACTGCCGGTCTTAAAGAAGAACTAATTAATATGTATGATTTACGGAGGAACTTAAATTGGTAAAAACAAAACTACCACCACTAAACAAACCAAAAATTACGAAAGTTGACCAGCGTACTAAAGATATTCTCGAACCAGCTTTCGATGTTTTAATGTTAGATCCAGCTAACGAACAGGAATATATTGCTGATGTTCAGAAGATTTTAGCCAGTATTGTCGATGGGGCTCATTATCGCTTCGATGCAACTGACATCTGGGAATTATTTGAAATGGACTGCGTATTTATTGGAACTCGTATGTCCTGGCGTACACAAATGCCTAAGAACATCGTCACACTTAAACGTATCGTAGAAGGTAATGAGACCAGACCAATCATCGACGTCTTTATTCATGATGACGAAGAAGCTTTCAAATTCGATGTGCGCGTGATCAAGCCTATTAAAAACCAAGGCCAAAACAAATGGTACTAAGGAGGTTCCTAAATGAAGAAACCAAGTAATGTTAAAAGAGAAGATAGACATATCATGTTTATTGTAACTATGATTATATTATCCATAATCTTTGCTCCTATGATTTATATCATGTGGTATCTTATTGTATTAGCACCAGACTTTATCCCAATTATTAAAGGTGGGATTATGTTATTTATTATCGCTATCTATATTACGTGTGCTGTCAAACTATGGATTGCTTGCTATAAAGGTTATATTATTGTAGATGATGATACCGACAGGGGGTATAAATAAATGACAGTCCAAAAATCATTCGAAAAACTTTTTGAAAATCTAAAAACAGTTGTTGAAATTACTACATTACGTAAAGAACTAGTAAAGCGTGTGACTAACGAATTGAAGCAGCACGATATTAAATGGGCAACTAAGTTTGCGAATGCCGTACTTAAAACTGCCCGTTATAGTAAAAAAGAAGAACAAGACGGCGGCGCAATCTGCGACTTATTCACAAAGACATACCTGAGTAACATTGAGACTTTTGACAAACCCACTGAGCCATACGAGCTATGGAAAGTTGGTGAGCTATTCTTTGTTCGTAAAGGTAATGATAAGGACATGTTGAAAATTTCAGACATCCTTCTTAGTCAGAGTGAAATCCTATCAACTGTATATATCGTTACTGTATCTGAAGGTAAACTTATTGCTGAAAAAGTTAACACACATAAGTTTATCTGCGAGCATGGTGAACTTGATAGACCAATCCCAACTATTGTTATGAAGAAGAAAGAACCAAATACTGCTAAACAAGTCGAGGAATTCCGAGCAGAACAACCATATGTCACTCATCGTCCTATAGAAGGTGAGACGTTTGGACATACTGGTGAATATCAGAACGCTCCAAGTAAACTCTTAACCCTTTCTGCTTTACAAAATCATATGCGTGCTATGTTGGATAATGTTCAGCCTGATAAATTGGAAGAAGTTATTATAGGTAGTAGAATTGCACAGGCGATCTTCTGTAATATGTATCCTGTAAAATACGAACTCTTTACTCGATATACAGTAACCTTCTTATCTATGGAGCCTGAAGATTTCTCAGATGATATGAACCGGTTAGCAACACAACTTACTATCATGTTCTCTTTCATTAATATTAATCTTAACGCCCAGTTACTAGCCTATGCTATCTATCATCACCATGATAACGCTGAGCTCGATATCAATAATGTTGTGTATAATATTATTGAAACCGCGGACATGCTGAGAAAGGATGGGTCTATCTAATGAAGCTACTCTGCACACATAGCTACTATGCTAGACACTACAAGGAGCTTTTAGAGTTTGTTAAGAACCCTGAGCAAGATATTGTCTTGATATCCGATAAGACTGCTTTAAAACCACCGAGCTTCGAATATTTTGTAATTGACAACGATGCTGGTTGCCAAATCTCTAGCTTCCATGCCAATATGGCTACCTACTTTATAGAGAATACCCACCAGATCGCTACTGAAGTTGAAAACGGTGTAAATATTGAGGTTGAACGATCTTATCTCAGTATCCCAAGGTTTGTATTTAAAAAAGAGGAGGGCAAATAGTATGTCTATCGATAAAACCACTCTAAACCGTATCCGTATTGCAATCCAACATATGCTCTGCTCTGCTAATGACGATGAAGTAAATCATGAGTCTATGGCTAAAGCTTGTGTTGACTTTGGTATCATTGAAAAAGAAGAAGACTTCGATGATGAAACATTCACCCATGCACCAATCTTATTTGAAATGATTTGGGAGAAAGTCGGGGATGGTCATTTTAAAACACCTCTTGAATTATTCGAGGCTTGGTATAAAGATGAGGTCGCTATCTACCGTCTTGGTGAAGAAATTGAAGATTTTTCAGAGTTCACAGTCGCATGCAATACACTTTGCGTTATTCTATCTGGTCGTAAACCAGTTTCGAATTTCTTATTTGTTGGTAAGGATTTTGCTAAACTATACATTGACCGTGATGTTATGGAAATCAACGACATGCAACGAGAAGCCTTTGAACTTATGCAGGAGTATGCTGTTCGAAAAGAATCTAGTAAGCTTGGTCTTAAATTAGCGACTCGACTCTTTGGACGAAAGAAAGAGGAAGTGTCTACTACTAAGGAAGGCCGTAAGTTCATTAAAATGTATGACACTGAAACAGGTGAATACTTAGGCCCGCTTATTCATCCTATGACTCATGAAGAAGCACATGGTAAAGAACCGAAAAGTAAACTAGATGTTAAGTTTAATAAAGAAGCTTGGTCTGAACTTAAATACGAGCATGATACTAGCCAACCTCATTTTAAACTCGATAGGGAGTCTTTATTTAATCCTGATACTAGTACACTTGAAATCAAGATTGATGAAGAAGGCGCGAATACGATTGCCGAAATTCTTAGCCCCTTCCTTGAAGACTGCGCAAAAGAAATTGAGAATGCTACCAAGAATTCTGCTGAGATCTTCTGTCGTATTACAGATTGTACATATGATACATTCAACCGCTACGCAGAGAAATACGTGTCATCTATCCCTGCGTTATTACCTAATATTGTAAAATCATCCATAGCCACAATTTCATGTGTTGCAGACTTATCCGAAATTATCCTAAACGTGCCAGTGCTTGTATATGCTTTATATTATGAACGATATAATAATAGTATCCTCCCATCATCGCAAATGGATATTGTATTCGATATCATTTCCGCCATGCTTGAACTGAAAAAAGAAGGTATGATACAATGAAGCTACTATGCAGACCGGATTATTACACTGAGCACCGTGACGAAATACTGGAGTTTGTCAAGCATAAGGAGGATATTATCTTCATCGCTGACCTACCTGGGGTTAAGACGGATTTTGATTATTTCCTTATTGACAACGATACTGCTCGCCAGATAAGTTGGCATGTTAGTGAGGTGTATAATAACTTGCTAAAGAACACCAACATTCTGTCTAAGGAAATTGAGGATAGGGTCAACTATGAGACAACTCAACGCTTCTATTTACCTAAATTCCACTTCAAAAGACCAGAATAAGTCCTCAATGATACCTCATTTTTACTATAATAAATCTGTAACTTATTACAAAGCTCTTAATAGAGGGAGTGAGATGGAGAGTTTTATACTCATATATTATAGGTAAAATATTATACGTATTTTTCTACTATTATATACCACTCTCTCTATCGCTTAACTACATCATTTGCTAGAAAAGGAGAAAAATCATGGCAAATACACAACAACTCACATTAGAAAACGTTCGCGTCATCTTCCCTAACTTTGGAGGACGTGTTACAGACCATAACAAACTTGGTTCTCGCGAATTTTCTGCCCGACTAGATCCTGAAGTCGGTGCTGAACTAGCCGCACAAGGTTGGAATGTTAAATTCCCAGCTGAAGACCAGCCACATGGTAAAATCTTCTTGCCTGTAACTTTGTCTAACGGCCCTACGGTTCAACCATGGATTAAAATTGTCCTGGTTAACAATGGCCAAGGCACTATTGTACAGCCAGACGATGTTGAGCAACTTGCTATGCTTGACAATGTCACACCTGGTGCTCGCGCAAACCTTATCCTTAACCCATATCACTGGACAGTTGGATCTAACTCTGGTATCAAGGCTTATGTTAAGAAGCTTTATATCTACTTAGATGATATCGATCCTGAACTTGCGCCACATATGGAAGAGTTTGAACGCGATATTAACTACTTATAATAATGATTCCCAAAACACTTGGGAAGATAACCTTGAAGCCCGAGCAATATGAAGCTTGCTCTAAACTCAAATCCGGCTCTATATTAATGGGAGGTGTTGGTTCAGGTAAGACATATACGTCTATATTCTGGGCCGCCTCCCAATACGGAGTCGATTTTTTTACGGAAGAAAGACCTTTGATCGTAATCACTACTGCTATGAAGCGGGACTTGATTGAGAAAGGTGCTGAAAAACCCGACTGGCAACAATCTCTGGAGAATTGTGGGATACATAATTATATAGTAGACTCATGGCAAAACATTGAGAAGTACTATAATATATCCAACAGCGTTTTTATTTTTGACGAGCAGAGGGTTGTAGGTTATGGGAAATGGGGTAAGTGCTTTATTAAGACTGCTTGGAACGATAACAAATGGATATTGCTCTCAGCGACCCCTGGTGATGTATGGATGGACTATATGCCTGTCTTCATCGCTAACAAGTTCTACCGTAATAAGACTGAGTTCGTTTCTCGTCATGTGGTTTGGGATCCATATGTCAAATTCCCTAAGGTTAAGAAGTATATCGGCACGGCGGTTCTTGAGAAATACAGGAACGAGATTATAGTACCTATGGGTGATAGTCGCCAGACAACTCGTCATAGAGATTATGTATATGCCGAATTCGACTCAAAAGCCTTATTAGATCTGGCCAACACAAGATGGAACCCATATACAGACGAGCCTATATTGAATATTGCTGAGTATACCCAGCTCGTTCGACGTATCGTGAACACAGATCCTGATAGGATTCGTATAGCCGAACACCTAATTAAGACACATAAACGGCTTATCGTCTTCTATAACTTCAACTATGAGTTGGATATCTTAAAGGATATCTGTGAACGCAACAACCTACTATACAAAGAATGGAATGGCCTTAAACATGAGCATATCCCATCTACTGATGAATGGATATATCTCGTGCAATACACGGCCGGAGCTGAGGGATGGAACTGTACTACTACAGATTCTATCCTATTTTACTCAGTTAATTATTCATTTAGGAAAATGGAACAGGCGGAAGGTCGGATAGATCGGACTAATACTCCGTACAGAGACTTACACTATACTTATATCACCTCTCTTTCTAAAGTTGATAAGGATATTCTTAAGGCTGTACGAGATAAGAAACGATTTACAGAGGCCGCTTGGGCTAAGAAACAAGGTTTTGTTCCTATTGATATGCAAATTGAAAAGCTTGAAGAGGAGTGGCTATATGGCGTCGAGATTGGAAGCTGATTTCCAAAAAGGGGTCGTTAAAAGGCTCAGAGAGGCCTATAGAGGGCTTCTGCTGGTCGCTAAGACAGACCCTGGGTCAATACAAGGGATGCCTGATTTAATCATTCTATGCGGCTCTCAGTACGCTTTACTGGAGGTTAAACGCTCAGCTACGGCTAAGAAACGTCCTAATCAAGGTTATTATATCGAGAAATTCGGTAAGGATACCTTTACAGCATTCATTTATCCTGAAAATGAGCATGAGGTTATCTGGTATATGCTTGAATTCTTCGGTTTAGACCCAAATCTATATTTCAATTTGAAGAAATAATGGAGCTTTCTTCTATTATATACATTATTTAAAGGAGCTATGTATAATGGAATGGATACAACACTGGAATCTGATTGGGAAACATGCTATATTATCCCCTTCAGGCTATTCCTGGTTAGGTTATGACGCCGAAAAGATGGCTAAAACCTACGATAATAAACAAAACGTTGCGCGTGGCACAGCTCTACATGAGTTGGCATCGCAATTAATCAAGTCTAGAACAGAGCTAGCGCCTAAAAAGAAGGCCCTAAACCTGTTTGTAAACGACTGCATACGTGAAGGTATGTCATCTGAAGTATTATTATATTACTCAGATAACTGTTTTGGTACTGCTGACGGTATTAAATGGGATAAAGATGCTAAGGAATTACGTATCTATGACCTTAAAACCGGTGTATCTAAGCCTTCATTCAGCCAATTAGACATCTACGCTGCATTATTTTGCTTGGAATATGGTGTAAATCCTAAGAAAATTACTATTATTCAACGCCTTTATCAGGGAAATGGTTACTCCGAACAGGTTACAATTAATGATAAAGCCCGTGTTGAAGGTGAAAATGATGGTAATATTGCCTGGATTATGTCTCATATTAAGGAAATGTCTAGCGTTATTGATGCAAGAGAGGCCGAAATCCGACCTTTGAAGTTCTGGTAAAGGGCAAAATAGGTAGGATAAATGTGTAAAATTCTACAGTTTTTGAAGAAAATCGCTAATTTGCCCCTGACAAAAGTGGCGCAAAAGTCGTGGTTTTCCCCAATTTTCCCCAAAAAAAAGTTGGGGATTAGGTTAAAAACGTGGGGATTTTACCCATTTTTGGCCATTTTCCCCAAGTTTGAGGTACTTTTGATCCACCTTTTGATCCACTTTTTTAGGCCTATTTTTGCTATAATTTGATAGTAATTTTAGACCTATTTTTGCATATTTTTGAGAGGTTTTAGATGCATGAAAAAGTGGATCAAAAGGTGGATCAAAAGTCGCAGAGGTTTGGTGATTTTGGTCTTTTCCCCATGTTTTCCCCAAGTTTTTCGTAAAATCCCCAAATTGAATGTGGGGAAAATTCGAAAGCTTGTCAGGGGCAAATTTGGGAAAAAGGGGTCAAAAAGGGGTATTTTTCGGGTATTTTTCCTAAAATAAATTAGTTTTCCCCAAAATCCCACGGTTTTTTCAGAAAAGTTTTAAATATATTAATTAAGATTATAAGGCTTTATTGTGTTATATTATGCATATTTATTTATTGTATTAAATTATATATATATATTATATTATTTTAATAATCTCGCGCGTACGGGAACTATAATATAAATATATAAAATTACATAAATAAACAAGGTTTTTTAATCAATAAATATAAAAAGTTTCTAAAAAAAGCTGGGGATTGTGGGGAAAACATATTTATTAAAGTTTTTCGATGATTTTTAGGTTTTTCATAGAAAATCGTATTTTTTTACAATCTCATACAAAAATAAAATAAAATAAATGTGTTTTGTACAAATAGAATTCTCTATGACTGGAAGTATGGGCCGGTCAGCACAACCTGATATTATTTATATAAATTCCAAACTGCGTATACAATCTGTTATTTGAGTCCTAAATTCCCTTACGGTTAAAAGTCAATTTGATTTGTAAGTTTGTATACCTCCTTTCTATTAATTTTTTGCGTTCATGATACAAGTAGGTTCAGCACATCACAACTCCCGAACCGGAAATACGGAGTGTGAACCAACAGCCTACAACTACTATTCACTAGTACAATAAAATCAACTGCTAGCATCTTTTTTGGTGACGATTTTTCAGTGTTAGCGAAGATTGTATACGCGGTTTAGAGTTTATATAAATAATTTAGTTTGTTTGTTGAAAACGCTATTTTCTTGTAAAATTTAAGAATTGGAGAAGTAAAATGCCTGGAATACCCCTCAGAGGCTCCAGAATGCCCTGTATTGCATTTTGTTAGTAGAGTCGGTAAATAGTTCCACTTTATGCTAAAATCGCTCTACGGGCCTGCTAGAGGCCTTAAACGACGTGTTAATATTTTGGCTATTTTTATTATTTTGAGGAGGATTTGACATTGGATTTCGAAAATGTCTTCGAAAATGAAGACGAAATCATGGATGATTTGAGTCAACTTTCTGAAGAAGGACGTGAAATAATCCTCAAACATTATGGGGTAAAACGTCGTTCTGGACGCTATCCTTGGGATCCATTATTGCATTTACCGAAGAACCATAAGTTTATTGAAGAGCGTGATGAGCTCAAAAAACGGGGGTTTTCGGACAATGAAATTGCAAAACAAATGGGTCTTTCTACAACAGTTTATCGGTCAAAAGTAACGATTGCTAAGGAAGAAATGAAGCAATATAACATGGAACGGATTGCAAAATTGCAAGCTGAAGGCATGATTATTGACGATATTGCCAAGACAATTGGTACTACTGGACAGACTGTTCGGAACTACATTGATGAAATGAACAACCCGAATAAGTCCGCTAGAGCACAACGAGTGCAGACTGAAGCTGTTGCAGACACCCTAAAAGATGCGGTAAAACGCTCTAAATACGTCGATGTAGGTAAGGGTGTAGAGGTTCAGATGGGTATTTCTAAGGAAAAACTCAAAGCTGGGCTTAATGCATTGGTTGAATCCGGTGACTATGAGGTCCATAATCTCCGAATTGCCCAAGTTACGGACAAAAACAACTCCACTCCGGTTAAAGTATTGACTGAAGCAGGGGTTGAACGCCGTGATATCTATAAAAACATGGATAAAATCCGTCCTGTTCAAGAGTTCGCCCTTGATGGTGATGCTCGAATGTTCCAACAAATGGAACGACCGAAGTCTATTGGCTGGGATCGTGTTCATATTAGGTATGCTATACCTGAAGGACAGAAGGGTCATGGTACAAATGATGATGGTTCCATGATGGACGGTGCTATGTTCCTACGACCCGGTGTTAAAGACCTTAACCTAGGTAAGGCGTCATATGCTCAGGTACGTATTGCTGTAGGTGATACACATTATCTTAAGGGCATGGCTTTGTATGGTACTGAGGAAATGTTTAAGAATGTACCAAAGGGTACTGATATTATCTTCAACACCAATAAGACGAAGGATAAGGCCCCTGAGGACGTCCTGAAGCCGCTTAAGAAGAATCCTGAGGGTGGAGCCCCGATTGATGGACCGAACCCATTTGGAGCCACTGTGAAGCGTCAGAACGTGCTTGTAGATAGTAAGGGTAACCCTGTGTATAAGAAGGGTGTGACTGATAAGCATGGTAACAAAGTACCAGAGATTGGTTCTGTTAATATTGTAAATGAGGAAGGTGACTGGGCTAGCTGGTCTAAGACACTCTCCGCTCAGTTCTTATCTAAGCAACCAGTAAGTGTGGTTCATGAACGTCTTAAGGCAACTATGAAGCAAGTTAAAGATGAGTATGACAGTATCCAGAAGGTTACTAACCCTGTCATCAAGAAACAATTGCTGGAGTCATTCACATCTGATCTCGAGTCTAAGCAGGTACATTTAAAGGCTGCTGCACCTAAAGGTTTCCAGGGTCACGTTATCTTACCTGTGCCTGATATGAAGGAGAATGAAGTATTCGCACCTAACTATAAGAATGGTGACCGTGTAGTACTGGTACGTTATCCTCATGGTGGACGCTTTGAGATGCCTGAGCTTACTGTTAATAATAATAGTATCGCTCGCAAGATGATCTCTAAGAACAGCCCTGATGCTATAGGTATTCACCCTAAGGTTGCATCTAAAATGTCAGGGGCTGACTTCGATGGGGATACTGCATATGTTATCCCTAACAATAAAGGTAAATTCAAGACTGCCAATAGTCTTAAAGAGCTGGCTAACTTTGATCCTAATATGTATCAAGATAAGCCTGGTACATTTAAGCCTATCGAAAAGAAATACCAGCAAACTTTGATGGGGGTCGTTTCAAACCTCATTACTGATATGACTTTGCAAGGCGCACCTACTAGTGAGATAGCCCGTGCTGTTAAACACTCGATGGTTGTTATCGATGCAGAAAAACATAAGCTTAATTATAAGCGGTCTGCTGAAGAGAATGGTATCGACGCATTAATGAAGCGGTATATGACTCACGTAGATAGGGTTAAGTATGGAGAGTTAGAGCGGTGGAATCCTAAGACTCGTAAGATGGATAGGGTAATTGATCCGGAGAAACTTAAAAAAGATTTAAACCCGGATGCCAAATATACATCGGCCTCTACAATCATCTCCCGTCATAAACAGACCGTCATTACAGACGGGTACCAAGTAGAAGTACCGGACTATAAATCTAAAAAGGACGGGGCTACGAAAATGGTATGGCGAAACAAGAAAGAAACTTACGTCATCAATATGTTGAAAGATGCAAATGTTCTTCTTGGACCAAATGCTACAAAGACGGAGCACCACTACGCAGACTACGTCAATGATTTGAAGGCCTTCAAAAATAAAGTGGATGATGAAGTGGCAAATATAAAAATGCCTACTCGTGATCCTAAGGCCGCTAAGATCTATGCATCTGAAGTTCTATCAATGAAAGAGAAAGTAGATCAGGTCAAGGTCAACCGTATCAAGGAACGACAAGCACAACGTATGGCTGAAGTCACAAGTAAAGCTGAGATTGCTAGACGATCTGAAGATGAAGTCTTGAAGAAGGATGACATCTCTCGTATCAAACAACAAGCTTTGAACAAGGCTCGGTCTATGGTAGGTGCTGGACGCAATCCAGTTAAGATTACAGATGACGAATGGGATGCAGTACAAGCTAATGCTGTGTCAGTTACTCTCCTAAAAGAACTAGTGTCCTTTATGGATGACGCTCAGCTTAAGACTCTTGCAACACCAAGAGAGAACAAAGTAATGACTGATAGTCGGAAGGCTAAAGCTAAGGCCCTCCTCGCTAATGGTTATACTATCTCTCAAGTTGCTGAAGCAATGGGAGTAAGTCCATCAACAATTGGTAAGATCAAGAATGAATAGTCCTATTAAACAGGGGTATGTATAACAAACATACTATTATCTATTGACTTAATACTATTCATACCATACATCATTCGCCAATAGGATACTACTATAGTTAGTCTTTAGAAAGGAGAAGACATGCTGACAACTGAAGACAATCCATTCAGTCCTTGGACTCAGTATGAATTGTGGAGGCGATGGGACATTGATCATGGTTACAACCTTGAGTCTTACATTGCTTCTCTAATGCCAATGTTGAATTCCAGTTCAACTGAAGACTATGAACACGCATGGTCAGTTGCAGTTAGTGAAATACTTGAACAAAACATTTTTGGTAATTTAATACTTGTTCCAAAGCCAGATGATTATGAAGAAGACTTAGAGTTCATGAAGGATTCAGAAGAAGAAATCAAACTCTAATACCCCCGGGGGGTCTGATTACAGCCCTCCCCCTTTATGCATCGGCGGTGGTGTCAAAAATTCCCCCGTTGCGATTTTTTCCAAAATGTTTTGGATTCTAACAGGCCGACTTACTTAACAGAGCTTCACCACCTACGTGCGTTTGCTCCTTTTACACGTAAGCTGGCGGATTAGATTCTAGACAGGACTGGGGTTTGATTAGAAGTCGACTAAAGTCGGTCTATTCGAGTCCAAAACCGTTAGGAAGAACTCGAAAGATTATTAAAGAAAGGAAAAGTGTCATGGCAGCTACAAAAACTACTTATAAAGTTGTTGCTCCTGCCGGAGTCTATGTTCGTAAACATCCTGAACAAACCGAAGATAACTTTGTTCGCGTAGCCGATTTCGGTGAGCGCCTTGTTGTACTTGAGGTAGGAACTGAATGGTTAAAAACAGAAGACGGATACGTGATGAACCAACCGTATATCGTCGAACCTGATCTGACAAAAACTAAAACTAAGAAAGAGGCTGAATAGTTATGACAATTGAAGTTGCTAATTATGATACTCCTCAACGGGCCTACAAACCTGCACGTTCGCCTGAACAGCGTGAAATGCAAATGATGGCACTTGCGATGGAGCTATCTGAAAAGCGTCTTCAGGAAGGAACTGCTTCGGCTTCGGAGATCGTATACTGGTTAAATCAAGCTAGTCCTAAAGCTCGTCTTGAGCGTAAACAACTTGAGCTACAAGCAGAGTTATTACAAGCACGTATCGACTTGATTCGTAGCGACCAACAAGCAGAGCTTGACTTCAAGGAAGCTCATAAAGCATTCCAGGGTTACGCTGGTAAACCAGAGGAGATTATCGAAGGTACTTTCTATGAAAAGTAGATTGACCTATACAGAGATGTCTGAGTTTGAGTCTTACACAGAACGACTTGAGTATCTTCGTTTGCGTGGAGTACAACACGAAGCGCCACGAGATATTTCTAATCGGTTCTACAAGTCCCGAGCTTGGTTGCAATGTCGAAAAGAAATTATTCGACGTGACCTTGGACAAGACTTAGGTGTTAGAGGGCTTTATGTAGACGGCCCTATAACCGTCCATCACATGAACCCTTTAACCAAAGAAGACATCGAGAACTTGACCGAGAATTGTTTCGATCCTGACGGACTTATCACGGTCTCAGACTATACCCATAAACGTATCCACTACGATCAGAAGGAGTATCAACAGTGGGTGGAACGTAAACCGGGTGACACAAAACTATGGTGAGGATGAGTAATGCAAACAATCTATGAAGATGTACTCAACTTCGTCGGGGTAGTGCATGATCCAGACCCAAAAACCAATCAGGTAGTTAATACTCAAATCTGTATTGCTATTGATTCGGCATTAGGGGTATTAGTCCAAAACGGTATTGGACACGCATGTAGTGTATTAGCTGAGCCTAATCTAACATGGGCCGATTTCTTCTATGGTCACTTAGATCTTGAAGAGGGTATCAAACGCCGCCTCGAGAATGAGTCTTTTGCAAAAGCTTACGTTGGTATCAGTACGATTATCGCATATGATCCTCCGCAAGCATCAGTCTTGACCGCACTAAAAGAAGCTCGAGATGAAAATCTTACTCGGGCTAGATGGGAGGTAGAGTATGTCAAACACGACGTATGACGACGATAAGTTGCTCCACTCTGGCCGTAAGGGTATGAAGTGGGGACAGCATATATTTGGTCGAAGTCGCGCCTCAGCATTCAGTTCTAGACGACGTCGTAGAATGGAAGGCGGTCTAAGTGAACATGAGCGTGAACTCGCTGTGCTAAATCTATACCGTAACCGTGACCGAATTTCAACGAAAGTGCTGAAAGATAAAGTGTCTCGTATTGAGACTGAACAAAAGCTTAAAAAGCTTGCTGAAGCGCCAGCTATTGCTCGTGCCGAAGCTAAGAAGAAACGTCAACAGGCCCGACTACAGTTTGCTGCTAAAGCTGCTTCTGCGGCTCTTGATGTTTACTCAAAATGGCCTAATCAATCTGTAGCTAAGAAGTTTGACCCTGCAAAACAAGGGAAAGAACTCAAGAAGGCTCTTGAAGATTTCGAGTATCGTAAAGGTATGGCGAAAGCGTTTAAAGACGTACCGCTTACTTTAACTAAGTTTGATGGTAATGTTAACGTAGATACTAGTAAACTATTCCAATCAGTTAATGTGGCTGGGGTAGATGTATACATTCCTGAAACAATTAGAAAGGCTAAGGAACTTATGAAACATTATGCGGTAGGTGGGACTTTAGATGGGGTTTATATTCCGTCAAATGAAGAAACACTTCTTCAATACGGTAAAAAAGGTATGAAGTGGAAGAAGAATAAAAATCCACTAGCTGAAGCCGGAGATCATCTTGCTGAAGACCTTGTGTATGCTGTTGATAAGAAAGCTATTGACAAACATGTCGAAGACGCTGCTCGCGCTAATAAAACAGTCGAACGGAACATGGCCGATAATATTAGTAAGATTAAGAGTGGTGTTCGAAATGGTAAGACTATAGATCCATCTGAACAGAAATACCACGATGCTTATATGCGTAATGCAAAAGCTTATGGAAGAGTCAGCAAAGTACTTGAAGCACGTCAAAAACATGCTAAAGATGTGGCAGCGGCGCATGCTAAAGATGTTAAGAATCGACGTAAAAAATAATACTTTGTGAAATAAAAGGAGCAATCAGTGGTATTTAGCAACACTGCGGTTCCCGTCGAGTACGGTAGATTTCGAGAGGCTGTATTGCGAGGAGAAATTCCTGTAAACCGTGAAATCTCGATGCAAATGAATCGGATCGATGCGGATATCGCTAATCCAAACTATTACTATGACAGCGATGCTATTAAAGGGTTTATTGACTTCTGTGAGAATGAGATGACTCTTGTTGATGGTAGTCCATTGACGCTACTACCATCTTTCCGACTATGGGCTGAAGATCTACTTGCTTGGTTTGAAATCAGGGAAGAGAAGGTTTATGACCCAAAGACTGGAAATTTCAAAATAGTTCGACAAAAGCGCAGATTGCGTAATAAACAATATCTGATTGTGGCTCGTGGTAATGCTAAATCATTGTATGCTACTTTACACCATGCTTATGGTTTGGTTATTGACACTAACTCAACACAACAGGTAACGACTGCACCAACTATGGCCCAAGCAGAAGAGGTACTTTATCCTTTTGCTACTGCTATAACTCGTGCGGCAAGTGCTTCAGAAGGGTTCCCTCTATTTAGAGTCCTTACTAAAGGTTCTAATAAAGCTCGAACTCAGAAGTCACAAGCTCAATTAGCAATAACCAAAGAAGGTATCATTAACCGATTAACTAACTCTCTTTTAGAGGTTAAACCTATGTCAGTTAAGAAACTTCAAGGTTCTCGTGCTAAGTATGCATCTGTCGATGAGTGGTTATCTGGTGACATCAAAGAGGATGTTATCGGTGCCTTGGAACAATCTGCTTCTAAAGACGGTATTGACGACTATATCATTCTAGCTGTATCTTCTGAAGGTACAGTTCGTGACTCGGTGGGTGACTCAATCAAGAAAGAGTTACTAGATATCTTGCGTGGTCAATATGAAGACCCGCATACGTCTATCTGGTATTACCGACTTGATGACATCTCCGAGGTCGGAAATCCTGATATGTGGATGAAAGCATGTCCTAATATCGGTATCACCGTATCATATGAGGCATACCAACGTGACGTTCGACGGGCAGAATTCTCTCCTGCGAATAGAAACGATATTCTCGCTAAGCGGTTTGGGATACCTGTCGAGGGTACAACCTACTTCTTTACATTTGAGGAAACGGCTCTACACCGCCCTCAGAACTTTAGAGGTCTAGAAGTATCGATGGGTATGGACGCATCTCAAGGGGATGACTTCTGGGCATTCACCTGGATAATACCTTTGGGACGTGGTCGTTACGGTGTGCAGACTCGTTCATATGTTTCAGAAGTGAAGTATAGGCGACTCAACTCAGCGACTCAAGCTAAGTATGACCAATTACAGGCAGAAGGTACATTAGTTATCATGCCTGGGAACTACTTGGATTGGGAATTTGTTTATGAGGATATCTCTGCTTACATTGAAGAAATGGAATGGTCTGTAATTTCATTCGGATACGACCCGTATAATGCTAAAGAATTCGTTGAACGTTGGTGTATGGAAAACGGAGATGTCGGCGTCGAAGTTGTACGTCAAGGTTCTAAGACAGAGTCTGTACCTCTTGGAGAACTTAAGAACATGGCGACTTCTCGTGACCTCATTTTCTTTGAGGAACTTATGAAGTATGCTATGGGTAACGCTGTTGTAGTACAAGACAATAACGGTAACTATAAACTATCCAAAATGCGTAGCGATGAGAAGATCGATAACGTAGCAGCCTTAATGGATGCTTGGGTGGCCTATAAACGTAATAAGGAGGCATTCTTGTAGGATGGTAAACAACCCCTTAGGATCATGGAACGCATTCATGTCAACCCGCAACGGGCTCGACTATGATGAGTCATTAGTGTCCGGCTCTGGTTGGGGACGACCAGCAAGTGCGCTTCGTGGTTACACATTTAGACGTCAGGATTTGGTTAATAGTATTATTTCTATGATCGCTCTTGACGTAGCAATGGTTGATTTCAAACATTTGAAAATCAATCCTGAAGACGGTAGTCAGACCCCTGTGGACTCGGGTCTGATCAATTGCTTAACTTTATCTGCTAACATTGACCAAACAGGTCGTGCATTTATATATGATGTCGCATGGTCATTGCTTGAAGAAGGTATGGTAGCACTTGTCCCCGTCGACACAACGTCTAAACCAAATGATGATGGTTCATATGACATTCTTTCAATGCGTGTAGGCAAGATCATGCAATGGTATCCTCGCGCTGTTCGTGTCAGAGTCTATAATGATCAAAATGGTTTAGAACAAGACTTAACGTTGTCGAAACAGTCCATTGTTATCTTAGAGTCGCCGCTAATTGGCTTGCTTAAAGATCAGAATTCTACGCTCAGACTTCTTGAGCAGAAGATGGATTTAATGTATTCACAGGACAAGGCGATTGCAGCAGGGAAACTGAATGGTTTTATTCAAGTCCCTTATGCGACTAAGAGTGCGCTTCGTAGAGAGCAAGCTGCTGATCGTAAAAACCAGCTTGAAGCTGAACTTGCTAATAGTCAGTTTGGTATTGCTACTTTGGATGCGAATGAGAAATTCATTCATACCGGAGGTAACATTACCAATAACTTAGTTGACGACATCCGTAAACTAAAACAAGACTACTATAACCAAGTTGGTATCTCCTCTAAAATTCTTGACGGTACTGCTGGTCAGGCCGAATTAAATCTATATTACCATCGTGCAGTTGACCCTGTTCTACAGACTATTGTCGACGGTATTAACCGTGTGTTCCTCACGAAGACAGCACGTACACAAGGTCAGATAATCCAATATTATCGTGACCCATTCCGTATGCTACCAGTTGAACAACTAGGTACTGCGGCAGACCTCTTTGCTCGAAATGCAATCTTCACCTCGAATGAAATTCGTGCAATGCTTGGTCGCGCCCCTCACCCAAGTCAAATCGCAGATATGCTCTTTAATAAGAACATCTCTACAGGTACTGACTTAGTTGGTATGGGAGGTTATAGAAATGGTACAACCCAAGAAGAAACGCCAGAAATCTACGAAGATGGCTACGGTGGGTACGTCGATGCTGACGGCAATCCCGTAGATGAGTATGGTAATCGCTTGGATGTATAATAATTTATGGAGGAAAATGTAGTTGCATAAGAAGCCCGACTTCGCCGGATGGGTTACTAAGAACGACATTCAATGTAGCGATGGTGTTGTAATTCGTCACGACGCCTTTCGTCAAAACAATGGCGGTCAAGTTCCTATCGTGTGGCAACATGACTACTCCAGTCCTTCAAACGTGTTGGGGTATATGATTCTTCAGCACCGTGATCAGGGTGTCTACGGTTACGGCTATCTTAACGATACCGAACATGCACAAGACACACGAGTCCTTCTTAAACATGGTGATGTTAACGCTATGTCTATCGGGGCTCGAGGTATCCGTAAGAATGGTAATGATGTAATTTATGGCGAAATCTATGAAGTAAGTCTAGTTCTTAAAGGTGCTAATCCTGGTGCGGTTATCGAACATGTTATGCTCCATAGCGCTTACGGGACTGAAGAGTACGAAAGCGACCGTGCTACCATTTTCACTGGTATCACACAGGAACTTCTTCATTCTGCAGATGCGGAAGAGGAAGAGGAAGAACAAAAGGAGGGACAAATGTCTCGTTCATACGAAGAAATTCTAGAGGGACTTACTGATGAAGAAGTAGAGAACCTCGTTAACGGCGTCATTACTGATGTGTCTAACGCTCTCGAAGCTGAAGAAGCGAAAGAAACAGAAGGTGATGAAGAAACTCAAAATGAGTTAGAAATTAACGGTTTGGACGAAAGTGTCGAAACTACTGAAGCTGACTCAACATCTGAAACTAGCGAAGACGCTGGTGAATCTAGTGACTCTGTCACACATTCTATCTTTGAAGGAGAAGAAACTTTGAAACACAATCAATTCCAAGGAACTACTCAAGCTGAAGTAACAGAAAAAGAACTTGATAAGTTGCTCCATAGCGCTATCCAAGGTAATGCTACATCATTGGCTGGTGTATTGCGCGCTAACGATATCCTAGGTGAAGACTCACTTCAACACGGTTTGGTAGGTATGGAAACATTGTTCCCACAACCTGCTAATGCTGGCGGCGTTAATGTCTATAACCCTGGTTCACTTAACATTGACAAGATCATGGGGCAATTCGGTAAGTCTCCACTTCCTCGTGTTAAGAATATGTTTGCTAACCTTACAGAAGACGAAGCTCGTGCTCGTGGATACATTAAAGGTAACCAAACTCTTGACTCAATCGAAGAAGTTTACTTCCGTGAAACTACTCCAGGTTCTGTTACTCGTCGGGAAACAATCGACCATGATGACTTGATCGACTTGCAAGACGGTGGATTTGCAGCTGTTAACTTTGTACAACAAGTTCAAATGGCTAAGTTCAAAGAAGAAATCGTTCGCGCAGCATTCTTGTCTGATGGACGTCCATTGACACTTTCTGACGGTAAACGTAATCCAGAAAAGATCAGCGAAAAACATATTCGCCCTATCATCAAAGATGATCCGTTGTTCACAATTAAAGTAACTGCTGCTTCATTTGAAACTGCGGTTGATGAAGTGATCAGTAAAGCATTCCCTGCTTACCAAGGTTCTGGTAAACCATGTCTTTATATCAACCCATTTGACTTGGCTAAGTTGAAGACACTTAAAGACAAGAACGGTCGTTACTTGTACGCTCCATCTATGGACAACAACCAAGTACCTGGTAACGCAAACATTGCAGCATACTTTATGTGTGATGAAGTTGTTGAATACCGTGCACTTCCTCAAGGAACATTCATTATCGGTAACCTTGTAGACTATCAATTCGGTATGTCTAAGAACGGTGAAATCGCTACATTCGATAGCTTCGATATCGACTTCATGCAACATAAATACTTGATGCATGCTCGTATGTCTGGTGCTATCCGTACACCTAAGTCATTCATCGTTGTTACTGTAACTGATAAGGCTGCTGCTGATGAAACTGCTACTAAGTTTGATTCTACTGGTCTTAAGACTAAACCAACTTGGACTGTACAAACAGACCCAACTGAAGTTAAAGGTGTAGGTGCTAAGGCTGTAGATTACGATCCAGCAGTTAATGGTATCGCTATGACTGAGGAAGAAAAGAAACTCGGTGATGTAGAAACCGCGCCTAAACAAAAGAAATCTAAAAAAGCTGAATAGCCTTGGAAGGTAGGAAGGTAATATAATGACAAAAGCTGGAATTAGGGTTATCTTCCGTTCCACAGACATGGAGGAAGTTGCGATTGGGGATTATCGGTATAAATATACCGTCTCCCCATTGCTAACTGCTCGCATAACCTCTAAGTCATTTAACATGGACGACGGTAATAGTATTAATCAGAATACTAAGACTACTCTTATATTTGATACGCTTCTTCCGAATAGTCCAGATGATCGATTGAGTCGTATTACACACATTGTGTATATGGGAACGATCTATAAGGTTGATAAGGTTCGTCCATATCCTCCTAGAGCTGCTATCACTATTGATGATATCGAGCTATCTGAACTAAAAGGCGAACTTGAGCAGATTGTCAAAGAAGCTTCTCAAAAATCTCAAAATGATTTGAAAATTGACGCATTTAATAAACTTAATATTAAAGATGTGTCTGATGAAAAACCTACTCCTGGTACTTTAGTATTTTCGGAGGGAATTATTCAAATCTGGGATGGTACGAAGTATCTTGATATCCTTGAGTTTATTAAAGAGCATACAAATAATGCATGTGTACCTAATCTTCATAGTAACATAGATACGCCTTCTGGTGCGGTAAGTACTCCGCGCGGCTCAGGCGCCGCTTCTGATGCATAGGATAGGCTATAGGTGATTATATGAAGAGTAGAGAGTCAGTTCTTAGAAAACTTAAAGATAATATCACTCCTAACGTCTACTTCACACCACCAGACAGTGTCGTACTTAAGTATCCTGCTTGTGTGGTTACTCGTGAAGATATCGATATCCTCAAGGCGAATAACAAGATTTATGCAGCGAATGTCGCTTATAAAGTATTGTATATTTCTAAAGAGGAAGGCGATGATATTTTCTTGAAAGTTATGAACTTATTTGATCATTCTGCATTTCGTACGGAGTATAAATACAATGGGTTATACCATAAAGTATTTGTCGTCTATGCATAGAAAGGAAGAAAATGGCAACAGTACAAGAAGTAATTAACTATGCCCGTTCATTAGCCGATCAAGGTATCGGTACAGATGCTGATGGAGCATACGGTACACAATGTGTTGACTTACCAAATAGTATTTCTCAGATTTACTTCGGTAAAATTCTTTGGGGTAATGCTATTGACTTGCTCGACTCAGCTCGTGAAAACGGCTATGAAGTTGTGTATGATGCGGTTGGTGTAAACCCTCGTGCAGGGGCTATCTTTGTAATGGCTACTACCGACCATAATTATGGCCACACTGGTCTTGTTATTGAAGACTCTGATGGCTATAGCATTAGCACTATTGAACAGAACATCGATGGGAACTTCGACTCACTTTATGTCGGAGGCCCTGCTCGATACCATACTCGTGACTTTACGGGTATTGTCGGATGGTTCTATCCACCTTACAACGATATACCTCAACCAGAACCTGTAATTGCTCCTCAACCTGAGACTCCTGCTGATGAAGTAGTAACTCATGAAGAGTTAGGACGTTTTACAGTTAAAGTTGCAGGACTTAATGTTCGTAAGGCTCCGCACCTATCTGCGGAAATTGTTGATCTATACACACCTGAACAGTCATTTGTCTATGACCAATGGATGGATGCTGATGGGTATCGCTGGGTGTCTTATATTGGGGCTACTAGCGGTGAGCGACGTTATGTTGCTTGTGGTAATGTTGAGAACGGCGAACGTATCAATGCGTTTGGTGAATTCTCAGAAGCTTAAATTATTGGAGGAAATCTATAAATGACACAATTAGTTTGGGATCAGGATACTAAACGTCTCTTTGAGAACGGGGTTGACAACGGTGTCCTTTACGTTATCGGAAGCACTGGTGAATACGGTAAAGGTGTTGCTTGGGACGGTTTGACTAAAGTATCTGAATCACCTGAAGGTGCGGAAGCTACTGCAAAATACGCAAACAACAAGAAATACCTTAACTTGCGTTCAGACGAACGTTTCAAAGGTCAAATCTCTGCCTTCACATATCCACAAGCGTGGAATAAATGTCAAGGTAAACTTTCACCTATGACTAGCGATTCAGGTACTAAGAAAGAACTTGCTGGTGTGACTGTATCGGGTCAAGCACGTTCTAACTTCGGTCTTTCTTACCGTACTCGTATTGGTAACGATACTGAAGGTTTGGACTACGGTTATATTCTTCACCTTGTTTACTCTGCATCTGCTGGTGTATCAAGTAAAGAATACCAAACAATTAACGAAAGCCCAGACGCTCTTGAGTTCTCTTGGGACTTCGAAACAGTACCAGTTGCTGTACCAGGTATGAAACCAACTGCACACATCGAAATCAACAGCACTTTGGTTGATAAAGATAAACTTGCAGCTCTTGAGAAGAAACTTTATGGATCTGCTGATTCAGAACCAACTCTTCCAAAACCAGAAGAAGTATTCACTCTTCTTGGATTGGTTGCAGGGTAACTAACTAATTAACTAATTAACGGTACGGGATAGGGGTTGGACAGCTAAGGTCGTGCTGGTACCGAAAAAATCAAAATGGATTAAATATATACATTAAAGGAGTATAGAAATGATTTCAAGAACAGTAACTTATGATAACTTGTTAACTGGTGAACCAGTAACTGAGGAATTATGGTTCCACTTACGTAATGACGAAGTTGTTCGTATTCTAGGTCGTGCTAAGATGGACTGGGAAGACTACATCAAAGAAGTAATGGCTCGTGAAGACATTGACGAGATCTTCGACTTCATTGAAGGAATTCTTAAACAGGCTTATGGTGAACGCTCAGAAGACGGACGTACTTTCCGTAAAGATAAGAAACTTCAGGAAGACTTTGTTAACTCAGAAGCATATTCAGCTTTGTTTGTACAAATGATGCTAGATGTAACCGAAGACCAAGGTGATGGTTCTGAAGGTAATACAGCCAAATTCTTTACGGCTATTGTTGGAAACCCAAGCAAAGGAACTGTTCCTGAAAAGGTTTCTAAAATCAAGAAGAAATAATGTATAGATGAGGGGTAATTTTTTACGCCCCTCTTTTATTTTTATCTCGTAGGAGGTCGGTATGTTAATAATAGATACCCCTGATAGGGAGTATTATAACGAGGAAACCAACCAATTTATAACTATACCGGGTCGACGTTTGCACTTTGAGAATACACTAAAAGTTTTAGCCGAATGGGAGTCTCTTTATCGCAAGCCTTTTTTAACTCGAGAGAAAAAGACCACTGCAGAGCTCTTTGACTATTTCATTCTCATGTGTCAAGATGATATTACTTATGATGATTTGACAAGTGATGTTGTTACGCAACTAGGACTGTATCTAAATGATGTGCCCACTGCGACAACTATCACTAAAAGAGGAGACGATAATACCTCTTCAGCCGGCATGATACAAACATCTGAAGTAATTTATGCCTGTATGGCTAATGCGAGAGTTCCTTTTGAATGTGAAAACTGGAACCTACATAGACTATTAACTATGTTGGCAGTTATTAGTGAGTTGAATAACCCTGATAAGAAGAAGATGTCTAAAGCAGAGACCCTTCGTACATATGAAGATCTCAATGCTAAGCGTCTAGCACAAATCGAACAGATGAAGAAGGAGAAGTTGAATGCGTCTAAAGGTAACATCCGTTAAGGTAAAAACCGGATTATCAAAAGCCTTAAACAAAGCCTCTACTTTATCCACTATCAAAAGTTCTATGTCATCTATCGGGCATAAGGGACTTAGACGTCTTATCAATGGTACACCATCACGTTCAGGTAAGACTGCTTCGTCATGGGACATGGAAGTCGAAAAAAATCAAAATGGTTATACTTTGTACTATTCTAACTCGAATAAGATTTCGGATGGTACACCTTTGGTAGTCCTTATTGTAAACGGGCATGGTACTGGTACTGGTGGTTATGTCCCTGCTAACAATTTTGTTACTCCCATTGTAGATTCTGTAGTAGATGAAATACTGAGGGAGGTGGAGAATATAATTGAGTAAACAGGTAATCGAAGAACGCCTTATCAAACTAGGTATTGATAATGAGCAGTTCAAACAAGGATTAAAAGAGTCCCTGTCTTCTCTATCAGATTTAGATAAAGGACTCAAACAAGCAGCAGATGGTAAAAGCGGGTTATTCGGAAATAGCGAGAAATCTGCTAAATCCTTATCTCAGGCTATTACCGGATTGCTTAACTCAGCGCCGAAGCTGGGTAATGCATATTTGGGCGTATTCGATAAGATTACCTCTGCTATTGGAGGAACTACTGGTTCTGTAGGTAAACTAGTATCCAGTATGTTCAATTTTGTATCTCCTATTAGTTCTGGTACTAAAGGAGTTGCAGATGGATTAAATAGTATTGAAGCAAGCGTGGCTAGCACCTCAGGTAAATTTGGGATGTTACAATCCGTAGCAACCGTGGCTCTGGGTAATATTGCGGCGTCTGCTATCACTACAGGGCTATCTATAGCTAAGAATATTGCTGGGAATATCTTACATTCAATCGCACCCCTAAAAGCAGGGTTTGGACAGTTTGAAGATAAGATTAACTCCGTAAATATGTTGGTCGCAGCGCTTGGTAAATCAGAGTTAGGTAATATTACCGGCTCATTGGATGATTTGCAGAAGTATGCAGAAACAACTAAATACTCTGTTAAACAGATGCATAGTTCCTTGGCTCAATTCGTAAACGCGGGTGTAGGTCTTAACGATGCTACTACTGCACTTAAAGGTTGGGGTAACTTGGCGGCATCAGCCGGTGCAACAACTGATGGATTTAATCGCTCACTCCAGTTCGGGGTGCAACAAGCATTACAAATGGGTATGATGAATACTCAGAACTGGATGTCTGTAGAAAATGCGGGTATGGCAACTAAGAGATTTAAAGATATCTTAGTGCAAACTGCTCAGGCTTTGGGGCAAAACGTTGATATGTCGGAAGGTTTCCGTGGATCTCTTAAAGATGGTTGGTTGACAAATGAAGTCTTGATCAAGTCATTGGAGCAACTTGCTAATGATGAGACTTTAGTTAAAATGGCTTCGGAATTCCATACCTTTGGTGAAGTAGCTGAGGCTGTGTCTGACCAAGTAACTTCTGCTTGGGCTCGTTTCTGGGAAACCCTTGTTGGACAAGCGGGTAGTGATGAAGTAACTGCTTTCTGGACTAAATGGGGGAATATTGCAGCCAATGCGCTTGGTGCCGCTGGAGATAAAGCTACGGAGTTAGCTAAAGCATTTGTAAGCTTTGGTGGGCGTGATAATATTATTAAAGCCCTAGAGTCAGCATTTAGTAGTGTCGGTGGTATCTTTAAGTCATTTGGTGATGCTTTTACCCATGTATTTGGTGGAGACATAGGCTCTAAAATGATGCAAGGTCTATCAAATGGTATTAGTAAGTTTGCTGATAAGATTCGATTAGGTAAAGCCGAACTCGACGCATTCCATCATATTTTCATTCTAGTTTTTCAAAGTCTGAAATGGATTACAGCCGAAGTATTTGCTAAACTTAAATTCTTAGGAGCACTTATTCCTAACCATTTAGTTAAAGACTTAATTATCATAGCTGGTATGATATCTAAGGTCTTCTATACTTCGGTTCGTATGATTGAGAAGATCTTACAGTTGATTATCCCATTCGATAAGATTGGTGGAATATTCAAGTTTATTGGAGACGTATGGACTGGTTTGTGGGATAAACTGCATAATGGTTTGGCGTCATTCTCAGAGAAGTGGTATAACTTCTTTGGAAAGATTCCTCCAGGATTTGATAAGATCGTTGCCTGGTTTAGTAAACTATGGCAGGTTATCAAGTTCCTAACACCGTCTATTGATAGACTCAAGCAATCCCTACATGGACTTATTTCTAAAATTACAAATCCATTCACTACTTTAGGAGATGCTCTTGGAAGTAACACTAGAAAATTCAATGAATGGCTTTTCTTCGTAGGTAGCGCTACACAACGATTCCCTATTTTCGGTAAAGCACTAGGTAAATTCCTTGTTGGGTTCTCTAATTTTAATGATGCGACTCGTAACATGGATCACTGGGCAGGTCGTCTGGGAAATAATCTACGTAATGCACTATGGAAAATTAGTCATACATGGGCTAACGAGACAGGTCGTATTAAGGTTTCGTATAGAGAATTCTGGGGAAGTCTCAATGAGGCAATGGACGGCGTTTTAAAGAGAGAAATCCTTACATGGAAGCAGTTCATGAGTGTAGTGAAGTGGGATAAACTAATTCCACCACAACTTAAGAACGTATTCAGTGGTTTCTCATTTAAGATGCCAGATATGTCAGGTCTTAAAGCGGGCTTGGCGTCATTCGCAGGTAACCCATTCGGTGCTATGATCGGCGGAACCCAGAATTTGTCAAAATGGTTAGAAACTACTACATTCTCATTTAAAGGGTTTGCGGATATTATTCGTCGTAAGTGGCCTACACTTGATGAGTACGCTGATAAACTTGAGAAGGTTAAATTCTCATTGAGTTTCTTGAAACCAGTTGTTGATAAACTTGGTGAAGCTCTTAAATGGCTTAAAGATAAATTCTCAGATCTTAGCTTTGGCAAACTTGATTTAAGTGGTATTACAAAACCTTTAGGTGATGCTGGTAAAGCAATCCATGAGAATTTCTCAGAAGGTGTGGTTCCGGGTATTGTCAAGTCTGTTGACGGTTTCCGTAAGTGGGCTGGTGAACTCTCTGGTTTCCGTATTGCATTTGCACCGTTCGCTGCAGGTGGAATGGTTATTAAAGAGGCCTTCGGTAATATTCGTAATGAGCTTAAGAATTCCAAAGTGGACTTCAGTAGCTATAAGGGTACATTGAATACCTTCAAAGGCTGGTTTAACGGTTTTTGGCAGGGTCTTAAGCGAACCGCTTCCGGACCAACTCTGACAACAATCGGGGATGGTATTAAACATGGCTTTACTTCTACCATGGATTGGTTACGTACAAATGTAGGGCCTTGGTTTGGAGATTTCTTCAATTCATTACCTACAGGTTTACGAAATGCGTTTGAGCGATTAGGTTCTGCATTACATCAATTTATAAGTATATTCGGTTCAGCCTTTACTGGTGCTAAACTTGACTTTAGCTCATTCGGTTCAACTATCCAAACTGTTGGCGATGCTATCCATAAAGTATTTGAGAAACTGAAAGAAGCTCTTAAGAGTCTTTGGAATGGATTTAAAGAAATCTTTAAAGTACATTCTGCTAGTGCTGATGAGATGACTGCAGAAGATTACGGTGTAAGTAAACTCGATACGCTAAGTAATAAACTTGGTGATGTTGATAATAAACTTGGAAATCTTAATACTAAGACAAGTAGTATCTTTGGTACGATAGGAGATCTGCTTAAGATGATTAGTGGTGTAATGGGTGAAGCCTTTAAACCGTTAGAAAAAGCAGACTCAGCCCAATTAGGTAAGATCTTTGTTCTTGTCGGTGGTATTATGCTCCTTTGGAATACTCGTAAGAAAGTTCTTGGTATTAAAGAGGTATTTGCTACATTCTTCGATACTCTAACCAAGGGAAGTAAAGCGGCATTTGATGCAGCTAAAGGTATGTTCACACAATTAGGTGGCTTCTTTAAAGCGAAAGCCCGCTTCGAGAACATTAAAGCCTTTGCGTTAGCTATTGGTACGCTTACTGCCGCACTCTTAGTGTTATCATTTATCCCACAAGATAAACTTATCACTGGTATTATGGGTCTCACCGCTGTCCTAGTTGCATTCGAAGCATTCTATCTAACCTTATCGATAACGACAAGTAAGTTCGATAAAGATAAAGTGGACGGGGCTAAGAAGATGATGCTCGGTATGATATCTATCGCAGGCTCAATATTCCTTGTATCAGGTGCCGTTGCTATTCTTGGCCGTATGGATCCTGGAGCACTACTTCGTGGTGGATTTGCAGCAACTGTATTACTTACTGTACTAGGTGGTATAACCGTTGCTATGACTCATTTCCAAGGAGTTGGCGGTACAAAAACTTCAGAGATGCGAAAAATCTCAGTTAGTCTTCTAACTTTTATTGGTATAGCCTATGCTGTTAAGAAGGTCGCCAAAGAAGTTGTGAAACTAGGTTCTATGGACATTGGAACATTAGGTAAAGGTCTTGGTGCTATCGCTGTTATAATTGGAGGTCTTACCGCTATCATCTGGCAGACAAGTAAGATGGAAAACGTCAAAATGTCTTCAGTTTTAACATTCTTGACTGTGGCAAAAGCTGTTTCTGGTATAACTAAGACTATACAGAAACTTGGCGAAATGGATACAGGTACTCTTATTCAAGGTGGTACTGCGGTATCTATTCTATTGACAGTTATTGGTGGTATTGCTTACGCTTTTAGTAGACTTGATAATACTAAACAATCATTTACGAAGAACGCGACTGTATTATTTGCTGGCATCGGTGGTCTCATGTTCATGATGACCAAACTTGCTAATGATATGGGTCAAATGAAAGATCCTAATTCATTAGCGATCGCAATAGGGGCTATGGCTGTTGCTATTGCCGCTATGGGTGCTATATCTCAAATGATTAAGTCTAATGGCTTGGGTGATAGAGGTATTGATGAGGGTATCAAGAACGTTGCCGTTATCGCAGGATCTCTTGCTGTAGCCGCTATAGGTCTATCATTCTTAGCCAATGGTGATGCTAACTGGGGTGAAATCGTAGTCGCTTCAGCCGCTCTTGTGGCTGTATTCTATGGTATTTCCAAAGTTGGTCAAGTTGCAGGTAGACTTAAAGCTGAAGACTTTAAGGGTATGACCGCTGTAGTAGCCTCTATTATCGGTGCCGCAGCAGGACTTAAGATCCTATCGTCTGTTCCGATTAAAGATTTAATGTGGCAATCAATTGCGCTTGTCGGTATATTTGGTGCTATAGCTGGTATCGGTACTCTAATGAGTAAGTTCGGAGGTGCTGGTGCCGTAGCAAGTATTACAGGTATAGCAGCTGCATTCTTAGCAATGGCGGCAGGTATAGCCGCAGTTGTAGCCGCTTCAGGTTACTTCATTGATTCCTTAGGTCGAGTTATAAACGCTGTAACCAACCTTCTTGAAACCGTATCAACCCTTGGTAAAGAAGGCGGTAGACGCTTTGCTGAATTCTTCAAAGAGGCTTCTAAGGGTGGTGACGATATGGCCAAGGTTGTCGGTAAGATGGCCGAAGGTATCGTAACAGGTGCCGTTGAAGGCGTTAGCAACAATATGCCTCGTATTATTCAGATTGGTATTGATCTAATTAAAGGTATTGCTATAGGTGTTGCTCGTGCGGCTAATGACTTAGTCGGAGCTATTGTTGAAATTGGTGGTCAAATTATTGATAAGGTTTTGAGTGCTATTCCTACATGGATTCTTAAAATCTGTGATGCCGTCTTATCTGGTATGCGACAAATTGCACAATGGGTTCGTAATAATAGGAACGTTATTGTTGTATCTGTAATGGAAGTATTCGCAGCGATTACATCAGTTATTGCAGAGTCAATCGCAGCCTTGCTCGGTATGATATTTGACGCTATCGGTCTGATACCTGGTTTAGGCGGTATAATGGAGGATGCTAAAAAAGCTGTATATGACGCTGCTGATAGCTTTACTCAATGGCAACAAGATCGTATTAACGAGACGAAACGCTTTGCTGAACTTATGGTTAAAGGAGGTGTTGATGCTGCAGTTCAGACTCTTGAAAAACTTGGTCAAGCAGAAGTTCAAGCAGCGATTGCTTTCAGTTCCAAATCTCAGGATGGTCTAGAAAAATTCAAGATTTTCTGTTCTCAGTTGGGTATTCAAGGCGCTGATGAGTTCATCAAAGGACTTAAATCAGGAACTGTAAGTGCACAAGAGGCTGCTAAACTTTTCGCCAAAATGGTCGAAATGGGTATGTCTGAGGCAGACGTTAAGAAGATTGCTGAGGCGGCCGGATATGACTATGCTAATGGTGTACTTAAAGCCAAACCTCAAGCTAAAACTAGCGGTGAGGAAGTTAAGAAATCCTTGGAAGAAGGTCTTGGTGGTGATGGTAGCTTTGATTTAACCAAGTTAACATCAGCATTCACTAAACTCAATGAGTTTATGGGTGGTAACTTAGATATGACAAAAGTTACCGCAGGTATTAAATCTGGTGAGATCAATCAAGAGATGATCCAGAAACTCTCAGAGGGTGACTTCTCAAATCTATCCGAAGAACAAATGAAAGAGTTCATTGATGGTCTTTCTAGATCCGAAGGACCTGCTGGGGATCGGGCTAAGCAAATCCGAGAGGCAGTAATTGCGGGATTGAGTAATGATGGTCAAGGTTTCGACCAAGAGACTGTAGCTAAAGCATTGGTTAATTTAGATACTCACTTAGGTGGTAAACTAGATGAAGTTAAAGCTTTAGCCGCAATCAAATCTGGAGAAATCCCTCCTGAAATCATTACCGCATTAGCTACTGGTGACTTCTCAAAAGTTTCAGAGGAGCAATGGCAAGCATATATCAAGAAAATTGAAGACGCTGCCCCTCCTGCTGGCGATGCTACTGGTAAAGTTGGAGAACAAGTTAATTCAAAACTAGATGAGATAAAAGCATCTGCTCTTACGAAAGCGGATGAGACAGGTAAGGGTGTAGTAAAAGGTTTGGATGTATCTGGATCGGTACCTCCAACAATGGCTACTATGGACCAATATGTTGGTGCTATCGATAAAGGTGGTAAGGACGCTGCAGGCTCTGCTAAGAACACATCTAAGAGTGTAACCACTAATCTTGGATTTAATGGCGGACCTATTGGTCAAGAAGGTATGGCCGGATATAACGGCGGTATTATTGGCGGCAAAGGTACCGCTCAGGCAAATGCTAGTGCGGTCCGTAATGCGGCTACTGGTCAGTTGTCATTTGATGCTACAGGTTCTGGTGCTGCGATTACGAGGTCATTTGCTAGCGGGTTGAATTCTCCTGATGTTATGGCTTTAGTATCGGGTGCGGCATCTAGAGTTATGTCTGCTGTAAGTCGACTATTCCCACACTCTCCTGCAAAAGAAGGACCTTTCTCAGGTGATGGATGGAGAGCGGTCGCTCGATCAGGTAAAACTATCGTAAAAGAATTTGCAAGCGGACTAGGTTCGTCTTCAGCTATGAATTTTGTAACCTCATCTATGAATGGTGTTATGTCTTACGTACATGATGCTATCGTAGGTATGAACGGATATCTTGATGAGAACATGGAACTCTCACCAACCATCAAACCTGTGTTAGATATGTCTAACCTTAATGGCTATTCATGGACAGGAAATGGGTCCCTTAATCTAAATACCATCGGTGTGGATTATGGTTCGCTTAATCCAACCACAAATAGTCTAGCGTCTAATCGTGCAGATATTGCGTCTGTTGTTGCTGGTCTAAATCGTCTCGATGAAAAACTTGAGACTCTTAACGATTACACATCTGTAAGCAATGACTTACTTGCACAAGATCGCGTCAGTCCAGTCTATATGGATAAAGATCTTGTTAACAGAGCTCTTGCCCCTGGTATGGCAGAAGCTCAACGGTCATATTCTGACCGAATTAATATGTTAGAAGGAGTATTACCAACGATATGAGAGATGAAAGTTATTTCTCCATAATCTTCGGAGAAGGAACTGACGCTGTCGATATCGGTAAACTTATTGGAACTATAACTAAAGTTGAACGGAACGTCGGTGCTGAGCAGAGTCATACGTATTCTGCCGGCACTGGTCGTTTTGGTAAGACTTGGCTTGCGGGGTCTCGAGGGATGTATCCAATTACAGTAGAAGGGAAGTTTTCAGGCAGTCCGTCTGATATCTTAAAACTTCGAACTAAGTTGGCACGAGCCCTCGATTGTCCTGATGGGCCTAAGAAGTTGCAGTTCGATGATCAAGACGGTAATTATTATCTTGCCGTATGTAATGGTCAGGTTAAGTTAACCGAGAATCTTCAAACAAGTACTGCGGATGTTTCTATTTCTTTTGAAGTTCCAGATGGGTTACTCCATTCGGAACGAACTAAACTGCTTACCATCAATACAACATCACCGGAGATTGGGTCGATGCAACAGAATGGTAATATTGTCAAAATGACTTTAAATAATGAAGGAAGCGCTCCTGCTTACCCTAAGATTAAAGTTAAGAACAATGAAACTAATGGTTGGATCGGGATTGTTAACAAGAACGGTCTTATGGAAATTGGTACTAGTACAGCTGGTGCAAGCGGCTCCCGTACCTCAACAGGTAAATTTGATAAAGCATATACGTTACTTAACTTAACGCCAAATGATGCTGCTGGCTGGAATAAAGGTAAGAATATTACTGCTAAGTGGGCAAATGTTTCACCATTACCTTTTGCTAATCACGCTGAAGCAAGTAATTTACAAGCCGAGTGGGCACAACGAGAACGAGGTAGTGTCGGATATGACTGCCCAGGTTTTCATTGGAATAGACAAGGACAGAAGGGCGTAGGTCAAGACTGGGGCTGTTGTATTTATGAATTCCCTTTGGCTACAGACCCTGATGGTCTAAAAGGTGCTAAAGATTTTCGTTGCGACTTTAATATGAAAGTATGGGAATCTAAAGTTGGTCAAACTGGACTTATGACTTTGCTATTTATGACAGATGATGATCAACTAATATGTGCTTATGGTATTGATAAATGGTTAACTGACCGTCAGTATACTGCACAAGTATTTACCACAACCGATATACATAGAGATGGTCCTGTACCACGAGTTCTTAATTACTTCGATTCTAATAATAATGAGCCGGGTCAAATTAGACCTAATATTGCATTTAATAGTAGTACCGGTGCTTGTTATATTATTAAAGAAGGACCTAAGTTTACGTTTACTTATGCCGGTAGACCGACTACAGTTACCGACCCATCACGACAACATATGGTATGTACTAAGGTTTGTGTGATGTTTGGTCGCTTTATTAATGAACGTCCTGATACAGGTCACTTAGACCTCATGACAATACAATCTATTAAATTCCAGAAGATTAATGCTGAACGTTATGATCTTGTTCCTAACAAATACAACAAAGGTAGTGAAGTCTTAATCGATATGGAAAATGGTAAGATAACATTTAATGCTGATCCTAGCGCTGCGAAGATTGGAGTATCTGCTGAAGGAGACTTAGTTAATGGTTCACGGTACTTTAACATACCTCCAGGCGAATCCCAACTAGAAATTCACTGCTCGGGATTTGTACAACAACCACCTGATGTTACGATAGAGTGGGGAGAAGCATGGCTGTAAGAAAGGAGGCCGAAACTTCAAAATGAGACTAAAACCTGCATGGCAATTAGCGGTACATGATAATGCTATGAACATCGTAGATCATATCAATAATGATGTACCGGGTTCTCTTAAGTATTACAATGATGAGTTTCATCAATACTGTGGTAAAGGGTCGGCCACCTTTAGATTTACAGTAGATAAATTCTTAAATGGAAAATTAAATGAACGAGCTAATAATCTTAGTTCAGAATGCTATATCTCGTTTCATGAAGATGGTAAAGATTATGTTTTCAACGTTATGTCGCGTAAAGAAACTGACCGTACCATTGAGTTGGATTGTGTGTCTACAAACTTAGAGTTATTAAATGAGAAAACTCTCTCTTATGAGTCTAAGGAGCCTAAGACATTCAGACAATATGCTGAAGATATGGCATTATTTCGTTATACACGTATTGAGCTTGGTGTTTGCCAAGTTGATGGTCTTAAACGAACATTGAAATTTGATTCTGAGGATGATACCTGTCTTGCTCGTATTCTAAAACTCGTTCAAGGGTTTGATGGTGAGATGGAGATTATCACTAAGTTAAACACCCGTGGTCAGATCGATAAATATATACTTAACGTATATAAGTCACGAGATAACTCTAGTGATAGAGAACCAGGGCTTGGTCGTGTTCGTACTGATATTCGTTTACAGATGGGTCGTGATGTCGTATCTGTAACTAAGAAGGAAGACAAGACTAGTCTATTCTCAGCTATTCGTATTCGGGGTAAAGATGGATCGTATATAACACAACCGAAAGCTAAGTTTGTTAAGACTGCTGACGGTATACATAATGAGATTTACTGTACAAGAAATTCCCATACTCTTTATGCCCCTATATCCGCTCGGCTTTATCCGTCCGTAAATAAACGTGATAACTGTGATCCATGGATTGTACGTGATGTTAAGACAGAATATACAACGCCAGAGGAAGCATGGGCTTACGGAGTTCGTATGTTAAAGACGCATATGTATCCTATAACTACATGGGAGATTGAACTCAACTCGGCTGTAGTTCTTCAACGTCACGATATTAATATCGGTGATGTAATCTTTATGACAGACGAAAACTTTGTCGGTGGATTACTTATCCGTGCTCGGGTTGTTGAGATGGTTAGATCATCGACTAATCCTAGTGCTACTAAGATTGTCTTATCAAACATTATCACAATTCGTCCGACTAATAATGCTACTTTGATGTCTGCAATGTCGCGTATGATCAATGAGTCGCAACCTTTCAAAATGACTGTAAAAACTACAGGATCTGTTATGTTTCGTGAACTTAACGAAACCTGCGACATCATACCTACCTTATTTAGAGGTAAAGACGAGATAATGGACGTTGAGTATACCTATTATATTGATGGAAACCTAGCTGGTAGTGGCGATAGATTTACTGTATCTAAATCTAATATTGGGACTAAAGGTACCGCTATGGTCTCTGTCCATGCTTGGTATCAAGGTAAGATGGTGGAATTCCAAGACATATCCTTTGCAACAGTCAATGATGGTAAATCTCCAATATTAGTCACTGTAGAGTCGACGAACGGTAATGCGTTTAAGAATGGTGTCATAAATACAACAGTTACGGCTAAGTTATTTAGAGACGATCAAGAGATTGATAAACAAGGACTAGCCTTTTTCTATCACTGGACAAAACATCTAAAAGATGGTACGATTGATACTACATGGACTAAACCCCGTGGAGAGAGCGAGTCTAAGAAATCATTTATAGTAACCAATATAGATGTTGATGAAAAAGCAACATACTCTGTAGAAATTTATGAAAGGTAAGGAGGTGGTTGTATGGCTTTAGCAACAGGTCAAATTACAATCATTGACGTTGATGACGGAAGAACCCAATATACCCACCTCGCTTATGCGGATTCTGCTGATGGCAGAACAGGGTTTACTAAAGAAAATACCGGTAAGAAATTTATTGGTATATATCAAGATTTTAATGCTGCAGGAAGTAATGATCCTGCGGCTTATTCTTGGTCTAAATTTAAGGGTGATGATGGTGATACTGGTCTTCCTGGTAAACCAGGTGTAGATGGTCGAACACCATATATTCACTTTGCATGGGCTGATAGCGAAGATGGGCGACAAGGTTTCGAAACTTCAAATGTCAGTTCTATTGATGGTACTTCGGTAAATATCCATAAGAAATATATGGGTGTATATACCGATTACGAGTCTCGTGATAGTTCCGATCCTACTAAATATAAATGGACTCGTGTAAAAGGTGAAGATGGGGCTAATGGTGTCCCTGGTAAGCCGGGTGCTGATGGTCGCACTCCATATATACATTTTGCTTACGCTGACTCTGCTGATGGTAGAACAGGATTTACTGTAACCGGTGGGCCTGATAAGAAGTATATGGGTACATATACAGACTTCATTCAACCTGATAGTACAGACCCTACTCGTTATACATGGACTAAAGTAAAAGGTGATGATGGAGCGGCTGGAGCTCCTGGTAAATCATCTTATGTTCATTTAGCATACGCTAATTCCGCAGATGGTCAAACTGATTTTAGTACAACTGAGTCAACCAACCGTCGATATTTAGGTAGTTATACTGATAATATTGAGACCGACAGTACCGATCCTACTAAATATAAATGGATTGATATGGTCGGTAATCTTAAAATTGGCGGACGTAATTATTGGGTTAATAGTCGCAGTACTGGTTATGCTGCTATTGAGAAGCTTCCAGAAAACCATGTTACTGGACAGACTGAATGTTATCGCATAGAGAGTACTTCAGGAAAAAATAGTCTATTATTCAATATTGCTCCAGAATTTACTAATCGTTTTTACACCACACTTACTTTAAGTGCATGGATTAAATATGATAATATACAACAGGGTAGAAATAGTTGGGAGCAACTTAATTGTTTCAAATCATATCCTTTAGTTAGAAGAAATTCACAGACAAATAAAGTATCGTCATTTATCGAATACCCTAATATGTTCTCATTTTCAGGTTCATCTGATTGGAAACGTATTGAAATAACATACGATTATGGATCTGATAAAAAATATGATGAACTTAAAATGATTATCGGTTTTAGGCTTGAAAATGTAATTTCAGGAACTGCTTGGATTACAGGTGTTAAAATCGAAGCAGGTACCGTAGCGACAGATTATTCATTATCGACTGAAGACTACAACAAGGCAATATCTGAAAAAGCAGACCAAGGTCTAACCCAAGATCAGATTAATAAACTCTCAGAGCGTAATGAATTATTAAAAGCTGAAATGGAAGCTAAAGCCAGTCAAGAAATAGTGGATAAATGGATCCAATCAATTAAGAATCTGACTGCTACTGAAGAAGCTGGTCGTAAAGAAGCTGAAGCTGCGGTAATTCGAGCTAGCGAACGGATCAATGAACTCCAACAAAAAATCGGAGAGCTCAAGATTACGACCGAGTTTGTGAATACATATATGTCTCAGTCTGAAGAAGGACTTATTGTTGGTCAGAAGGATGGTTCTTCTAAAGTGCTAGTATCATCAGATCGCATTTCCTTTATCTCGGGAGGTAAGGAAGTAGCATCCATTTCTCAGGGGGTTCTTCAAATCGATAACGGGGTGTTCGTTAAGAGTCTTCGTATCGGACGTTTTGTAACAATACAAGATCCGACTAACGCGGATCGAAATTTAACAATGTATGTAGGAGG